GGGCGCGACCCGGCTTTATCTGTTGTCCCCCGACCCCGAGAGAACCTTCCGATCCGCCCTGTCAGACAGCTTGCGGAGGTTCATCTCGGCGATCTCCTCGAGGGTGTACCCGAGGTCGTACCCGAGGTTGGCGATGTACCAGAGGACATCCCCGAGTTCCTTGACGATCTCTCGGGTTTCCTCTGGAGGCAGGTTGCGGAGGTCAGGGGTCTCACTACCGTCTCGGATGATCTTCTTGATCTTCTCAGCGACCTCTCCGGCCTCACCAGCTAGACCGAGGGCGGGGTAGATCACCGGGGTAGGGTAGAACGCGAAGTTCACGGCGCTCTCACCATACTCGTTCATCCTCATCAGGCGTCACCTCCATCGTAGCAAAACAGATCAATCGGGGCGTTGTAGTGGTAGGTCATGGTGATCATCTCGTTCACGACCACGCGGACCTCGGACATCACGAAGTCCACGGTGATCTCAGCGGCGATCATCGCGTAGTTGGAGAAGATCTCCCCAAGGGGAATGCAGTCCATCACAGGATCTCCTCCCCTTCGAGCTGGTTGATGCGCATCTCTGCGTAACGGATGGCTTTCTTGAGGTCGGTGATCTCGCTCTCGCGGTCGTCCATACCCTCGTAGAGCTTCGACCCCGCTCGAGCTGCGTACTTGATGATGTTCCCCTTCCAGAACGGGAGACCGTTCCGCATGATGAAGGTGATGGGTTCGATGGCGTACTGGGTGTAATGCGAGGGGCGGACGACAATATCTTCCTCGAGCATGTCGTCGAACAGGCTACCGAGGTCTGCGTTCACGTCGAAGGCATCTTCGGCGGGGTGCATCATGTGATGTTCTACAGGAGCACTTCTTACGTCTTCGATACGCTCAAACTCATTAGTGAGAAATACGAACTCCTGTTCTTTCTCGTCCTCATCGAGAACAACAATACAGCTTCGACTCAAACCACTTATTCGTTTCACGGTACCTTCGCTTCCTGCATAACAGGCAGGATGGGCGAAGCCACCAGAAGTCCTGAGGCGAACTCGGTCGCCAACTTTCAGTACGGATTCCATAGGTTCACCTCTTTCGTTTTGAAGTTGTACTCGCCGTGTCTCAGGATGCGGGCACAGCGGGCTTGGACGATTGCATCCTCCTCAGTGAGGCCTGCCTTATCGTAAATACTGGTCACGATTTCCCACGGGTCATCGCAATGGGTCAGCCCCCAGCGAACCTCAGTGGTTCCCCTGCGAGGACCTCTCTGAAACTCGTAGTCGTACGGGGACCACTTCATGCGTTCGTGGAGTGTCCTCTCGACCTCCTTGGGGCCAGCACCGGGACAGCCTTTGTAGTTGTCCGTGGGGTCACCGGTGATCACCTGAGTGAGGAACCTGTAGTCGGCCTCCTCCTCTCCGATCTCGTAGATGCAGCCATCTTCGGGGTCCCAATGCAGACCGGGAACCGTCTTGAGGTCCTTGTCTGCAGAGAAGACGACCCGCTCGCCTTTGTGGGGCATGGTGGCGTGGATGCCGATCAGATCGTCACCCTCGAGATTGTCCTCGATGAAACACCGGGTGTTCTCCATCATCCACTGTCGGATGTCAGGGAGAAGCACCGGCTTCCGTCCTGTGCGGTTTCCCTTGTAGGAGGGGAGTACCTTCTTGCGGAAGTTGTCGGTGCCGGTCAGGAACAGAACAGCACCATCAGCGTCCACGAGCCTGATGATGTGACGGATTGCATTGTCCACTTCCTCGAGAGCTACCTCGAGGTCAGCGTGGTATACCGTCTGATCGCCAAAGGTGAACGCTTCCTCCTGAGACGATGCCACCTGATAAGCCAAGATGTCGGCGTCGATGAGTACTGTCCGTCCCATGGGTCACTCCTTCGGCTGGAACTCTCCGCACCACTCGTTGACGTGCTTGTTGCCATCGACGGGATACCTACGGCACACGCCTTGGAGCTTCTGGAACCGGCTCTGCTCAAAGAACCTGCAGTTCTCACATGTCTTCGTCGGGGTCGAAGGGGCCTCCTTCTCCGAACCACTCTTCTGGGGGGTCGAAGTCGTCGCCTTCGGTGCCCCAGAGGGCGATTTCCTCGTCGTACGCGCCATCGTCTGGCTCCTTTTCTTGGGGGTCGTAGTGGTCGCTGATGATGTCACCCAGCTCGAGCAAGGCTTGCATGCCTGAGTAGAACTCGACGCCATTCTCAGCGATCACGCATAGGTCGATTACAGCTTGAGAGGGTACGCCCTCTTCCATTGCAGCGATCACCGAAGCGATCATGAGGTCGTACTCAGTTAGATCGGGAATTTCTGGTTGATTGCTCAATGTGTTTCCTTCCAGTTGCTCCCGATATTGGCATCACCATCGAGGGGGATACGAATGCGGAAGTATTTGCCAGCACGTTTGATGCACTCGACAGCTACCTCGGCCCATTCCTCAGCGATCTCCTCGTCTACCTCGAACTGGATCTCGTCATGGATATTGGCCACGAACTTTACTCGTTCCTGCCATCCTCTCGAGTTTCTCTCGGCGCGACACTCCACAGCCCATCTTTTACATACCAAAGCTCCCGCCGATTGGAGGAGCGTGTTGAGAGCGGCATGCTGATGCCTGATAGGGAGGATGCGGCCATCGAGACCGCGGATTTCCCCTGAGCGAGCTTTCTTGGAGACACCGTCGGTGAGCTTCTTGAGGGCTGGGGTTTGCTCGAGGAAACGCTTCTTGAGCATTCCGCCGTGCTTTGATCCCTTGCCCACGATACTGCCGATCTTGGCATTGCCCGCGCCATACAGGAAACCATAGATGAAAGTCTTAGCCATATTGCGAGTAGGCAGACCTGCAGCTTCCTGATTGGCCGTGTGAATGTCTCCGTTGACAACGGTGTCGCCATATTTCCCTCCATCGTGGGGAGCCATGAAATGGGCCAACATCCGAAGCTCGAGACCAGCAACGTCAACGCCTACCAGTTTCTTCCCACGGGGGACGATCCAGCAGGCTCGACACTCTGCGCCATAGGGAGCGCCAACCGAGGGGGTCTGAGCGACGTTGGGGTTGTTGTGGGTCATCCGACCCGTGACAGCACCATTTGTGACAACGGTGCCGTGGATGCGCCCGGTCTTCGGGTTGATCTTCTTGAGCCACGCTTGGTTACCTTCTGCTACCTGACCGAGGCGCTTCTGGATCACGAAGTACTCAGCGATCTTCTTCGCTTCCGGGTAGGGGAGAGCTTGAAGGATCTCATCGTCGATCTTGGGCTGACCGTTGGCGGTGAACTCGGTGGGCTTCCACCCACGGACCTTCATCAGACGATCCGCGATGTGCGCCCTCGAGCCGGGGTTGAAGATGTTGAGCTTGATCTTGGAGTACTCGGCCCCAGCGATTGTCGAGTGACGCTCGACGGACTTGTAGTTGACCGTGCGCTTGGGTGTGACTGTACTTTCGTAGGACCACCAAGGATCGAAGAGGCCCGTCAGAGCATCCTCGATAGCGGCCTTGTCCTCCATCAGCTTACGGGTCAGGGCCAGAGCGGCATCCTCGTCGAACGCGAAGCCGGTCTGTTCCTGTTCCCAGATGATGTGAGCGATCTGGTGTTCGAGTTCGATTGCACGAGGATCGGTGTTCTTGCTCTCGATCAGCTCAAGGAACTTCTTGGTGACCGCAACGTCCTGCTCACAGTAACGCTGCATGTCCTCATTCCAAGCAGCCCACGGGTCGAGACCCTTGGCTATCATCTCCTTGGAGTAGTCACCCTTCCACTCACCGAGGCGCTGACCCCACGCTTCGAGGCCATGAGAGCCGCGCAGGTGCTTGGCGAGCTTGCCGAGTCTGATAGCCTTTTCATCCCGGTCCATCAGGTCGGGCCAGATCAGGCGAGACATCACGAGGGTATCGAAGACCTTGCTTTCTTCGACGGTGAACCACGGGTACACCTTCTGGATCGCAGGGATGTCGAACTTGATGATGTTGTGACCGATGATCTGGTCAGCCTTCATCAGGGTGGACAGGGTGTCCTTGATGTCGAGGTTCTCGGAAGATGCCGAGATCATCTCCCCCGTGTCCACGTCTTGGATCACGAGGGAGTGGATGGTGGTGAGTTGATCGAGGAGACCGTCAGTCTCAATGTCGAAAGCATAGCGAGCCATTGGGTTCTCCTGCGATATGGTAAGTAATTGGTGATGACCTATTCTGCGAGGTAATACCGGGTGTACTTCTGGCCGGTCATCGGGTGGCTCTTGACCTTCGAGATGATCTCGTGGCCAGCCTCACGAAGCTCTGCGATCCGCTTGGTCAGGCTCTGGATCGAGTACTCGACGATAGCCTCGCGGACGGTGATCGAACCTGCCTTGCGGAGGTGCTTGAGGATGCGTTGGTTCTGGGTCATGCCAGTACTCCTTTTCCAACCAGAGTTTTCGAGAGATTGAGCTTCTTGGTGGGCAGCCTTGTAGGCTTCCAACCATTCCACAGGGTTTTGCACAGCGAGCAGGCAGAGCGTTTCCGCCCGCTCGAAGATCTCGTCAGTAGTCATCAGTTCCACCCCCTGCTGGGACAGGGGACATCCCTAGCGTATCGCTGAGACGACCTGTGTCCGGGTCATAGACCAGCGTACCGGCCTCCCCGGTATCACCAGAGAACCTGTTCTTGAGGACACGCAGGGTGGTCTCGTTGCGCGTCTCTTCACTCTGTTGATCACGCTCGAGGCCGATCACAAAATCGGAGAGTTGCGCTATCGCATGTGATCCACGGAGCTGGGACAGGGAGGTCATCGCACCCTGCTCATGCCCCCTGTCACCCGAGGGTCGCTTGAGGTGGGAGATGACGAACAGGCCAATGCCAAGCTCCTCCACGAGGGAGCGCAGCTTGGTCATCAGCATGTCGATCAGCTTCCGCTCATCGAGGTTGCTATCCGCGTTGGCCTCGGCGTCGGAAACGGCGATGCTGATATGGTCAAGCACGACGAAGTCGCAACCACATCCGACCGCGAGGTATCTGACACGTTCAAGTAGGTTGCCAGCAGAAGTAGAACCGAAATGGTCATAGAGCCATAGCCTGCCGCTACCAGCAGTCGCTGTGAAAGCTTCATGGAGTTGCTCCTCTGTGAAGTCGCCTCGGTCGAGGTGAAGGGGGTGATTGAGGTGAAGACCCATGAAGCCCAGAGCGGTACGCTCGATGTTCTCTTCGAGCATGAGCATGCCGACCGTCTGCCCCTTGTTCAGGAAGTCGTAGGCGATCTCTCGGACCACCGCCGACTTGCCGACACCTGAGCCAGCCGTGAGGACCACGAGTTCACCCTTGCGGGCACCTCGGGTCTTCGCGTTCAGCTCAGGCCACGGGTAGGGGACACAGTTGTTCTCCTTGGGTTTGCGCACGACATCCCAGAGATCGGAGGCGTTGATGATCCCGTCAGGTCGATACTGCTTGGCTTCCCAGATTGCCGAGACAATCTCCCTGCCCCGGCCTGCCACCAGCATCTCATTCGGGTCCTTGAGGGGAAGAGATGCGATATGGGCAGTACCGGGGCGCAGCAGCTTCGCCGCCTCGATCGCGCTAACCTGACCGGGGTCATCCATGTCGAACATCAGGATCACCTTGTCGAACGAGTTGATGAACTCGAGCGACTTCCTGATGTCCTTGACGACACCTTTACCAGTCTGGTCCGCGCCGTTGGGCAGCGACACCACGGGCCACTTGTTGCCTTGGGCTTGGGATACGGAAAGAGCATCGATCTCACCCTCGGTGATCACGAGCATCTTCCCACCGCCTTTCCAAACGTGTTCCCCGAAGAGACCGGGTCCACGATCCTTGCAGGCGTCCTTGTCCTGCAGGAACTTGAACTCCTTGTTCGGGTAGCGGAGCTTCTGAGCGATTACCTTTCCGTCTCGCTTGTAGTTGGCGACCTGAACCGCTTTACCGTTCTTGTCCTCGGAGATCGAGTACCCGAACTTGCGGCACGTTTCCTCGGTGATCTTACGACGCCCGAGGGTGGCGAACTCTCCGATTGGCAGCAGATCAACAGAGGATCGCGCTCTTGTGGGAGGTTCTGCGTCACCCTCGGGCTTGCCATACGCCATGCAGGAGAAGCAGTAAGTATGCCCATCACTGTACACGGCGTTGGCATCCGAAGATCCACAATGGCTGCAAGGCCCCTTGAAGAGATAGTTGCTATCATCGCTCATGAGGGCCTCGCTGTTTTGGGGTTAAATCATGGGGGAGTAGGAATGCTCCGCTGTGGGGTGTCGTGGAGCTGTACGTCGGGGTACATCTCACGGAGGACATAGATGGTGTCGTACATGGCCTCGATCTGATCGATGTTTCTGGTCATGGCCTTGTGGCCTTCATCGTCGAGACCGCCCACGATGGCGATTGCCACGGAGTCGGTGTCCATGGCTTTGGTGTGCGAGCCGCAGGTATTCACGTCTCGACCAAGTTGGATGTCACCGTTCACGAGGATTAGGAAATGCCACCCGATACCCAGCTTACCCCTTTTGCAATGAAGGGCATCGAGGTACTTCACGTCGATATCGGGATCAGCCTGAGTGAGGGTATCCCGAATAGCGATGAACCGGGTCTCAGCCCGGTCCACCGTCTTGAAGAGATCTGTCCGCAGCATCAGAGATAACCAGCGACTGCGCCAAGGATGGCAACAGGAATACCGATCAGTCGGATCACAAGTTCTGCGTCGATATCCCCTCCCATCATTCCGAACATTTTGACAATGTTCATTATCCAGCCGTAGAGCATCATTGCGATCAATGCCAACAGGCCCAGCATCGCACCGACGCTTACATTTTTGGATTCCATGGTTATTCCTCCAGCCACGCCTTGGGGATACGTTCCTTGGCGAATTGAAAGCCGTGCTTTTCACACCACACGGCATAGGTTGTCTTGGATGTTTTCGAGATACGCTGATTGGGGTTCGAGAAGACGAACCGAATGTCCAGCTCAGGGTGTTGATCTCGGATGAGTAGGTGCTTCTGCCTATCGTCGGTCAGAAAGCGACCCTTGGTCTCAACAACAAGAGGCCGGTCACGGGGTGTCCCGTCCGGCCTGTGAGTGATGATGAAGTCTGGTGTGTATTTCGCCTGACGTGCAGGCTTGATGTACTCTACCTTCTGTTGCTCGAAGGTAAACTTGACACCTAGGGTATCAAGTTCCGCAGCAGTCCTTTCCTCCAGCCCGCTGCGAAACCCGTACTTGCGACCCACCTGTTGTTGCGTGAGACGCTTACCCTTAGTAGTCGGCACCGCCCACGTCTTCGTCGTCGTCTACCTCGTCGGCATCGTCGTCGTCGATGTCGTCCTCATCGTCGGTGTCGCTCGAGGTATCAGCCGTGAACCCCTCCTGAGCCTTGAAGCCCATCGAGGATGCATCAGGACCGGAACCGGAGATCAGCTCGAGGATCTGCACACCGACCGGCTGCAGGCTGACACCCTTCTTGTTGCCCGAGACCCACTCGTAGACATCCACCGAGACGGCCATCACGCTGCCACCCCAAGGGTTCACGTCAATCGAATTGAGGGCAGCATCGAACTGCTTGGGACGACGGTCCCACAGCTCGCCCTTCTTGTTCAGGCGGTTCTTGACGCGACACTTGAAGATCACGTTGCCGGTCTCTTCACCAGCATCGTCAGTCTCCATGACCCACATGGTGTTCTCAGAGGCCTTCGCGGGTTTGCCTGTGTGGGCTTTGTAGATGGCCTGAAGGTCGGTCATGACACCCTTTGCCTGCGTGACAGGGACCGAGACATCGGCCTTGTAGATGCCATGCTCATCGAACTTGGTGTCCGGGGTCTTCAGTCGAGGGTAGACGGCTTTGCCTGCCGGGAGAGAGATGCGCTTGTCTGCCATTTGTAGCTCCTTGCGATATGGTAAGTGTTATTCGAAGGTGATCGTGATGCTGTCGCCGGGGTAGAACTCGGTGACACGTTTGACATCCTCGAGATCCTCGCTGTCGTAGTCGAGGACCATGCCGTCAGTGCAGATGCAGGCTGCGTTCCCTGAAATACCGATGAGGAACAGGTCACCGTCTTCGTCGATGAATGCTGAGGGTTTCTCTGATCCGCGATCCGGCTTGTTGCTGGTGAACTTCATGGTGCATCGTTCTCCTTCATCTGGATTGCCGCTTTGATTGCATCGACGCGGCGGGTGTATTGGGTGGTGGGGACACCATCGACGAGGACGGTGTACCCAGAGCCGTAGCGGCTGACTTGGTAGATGGGCATGTGGTGAACCTTACGTTATGGGAAGTATTAGAGACCGTGTTCCGTCTTGAATTTCTCGATGACCTTCTTGGCCTTTCGAGGTTGAACGAGTGGGAGAAGGCTCTCCACTATGTTCAAGTCGATACAGACCGTCGGCCATTTCGAGTTGCTCTTCTTTAGGTCATGACGCTTGAACACCGCGTCACCACCTTTCCTCTCCAGAGGTCGAACCATTTGGCTCCAATGGAGAGTGAAGGTGTAATCGAGAGCATCGAGTACCGCGAAGACCGAGGAGGCTGCTTGTCCGGTAGTTGGATTGGTGAACACAGGTTCATCCAAAGCAGCGAGGCGGTCGAGGATTACAGACTCGAGGGTGTGAGAGAAATCCTCAAGTTGCAGGATCTCCTCAATAGGCTTTCCCGCCTGCAGCCCTGCAAGGATTTCTGCCTTTTCTGCTGCAGAGAGATTGATGGTCATTTCACGATCCTTTCAGATATGGTCTTGAAGATTTTCATATCTTGCGCCATGGCCCACAGCAGTTGATCAGCTAACCACTCATCCCCCTGCTTTCGGAGCCTTCTCTTGACCCCCTCTAGCCTCTGGTTGATGTACTCATCCTCGGCTTCTTGAGCTTGAGCTTGTTTGGCCCTCTCGACGGCTTCCTCTTTGCTATCACCGAAGGCTGACGCATATGCCTCGAGCTTCGCCTTAGCGGCCTCGCGTTCACCCTCAGTAGCCCCGCGTTCTGCGAGGGTCTGGAGGCGACCCATGGTCTTGAGGTCATCTTCAGTTGGCTCGAGTTTGACCTTGGGTTTGTCCTTGGGTTTCTTGCCCAGCTCGAGGACCTCGTTGATCGAGGAGCAGGCGTCAAACTGGCAGCGTGCTGCCATTTTCGCTTTAGCCACCTGTACGTACACACGAGCTGTCCGATAGCTGAACTCGCAGTTCTCCTCGATCCATGGCTTGAACTCGCCGTGCTTGAGTTCCTTTTTCTTGGCGATCAGGTCTTCACCGAGAGAGGCGGCTTCGATCTTCGCGGAGTTCTGCTTACCCACAATCGACCAGTGCTTCTTGTTCATGCGCTGGGCATCGAGGGTGTCTTTGGTGACAACCAGAGCTGTCTGCATGGTGTGATCCTTTCCGACGTTCCGGCGATAAATCATGGGGGAGTAGGAATGGGCCACCCAAGCGGGAAGCCCTCCGATATGGTAAGCATCACGAGAAGAAAAACTGGCTGTCCAGCACCTCGTAGATGTCGAGGTCACCCTTCGATGGCAGAGGGGGAACCTCAGAGTGGTCCTTGATGTTCACCAAGAGTTCATCCTTGAAGATCTCAAGGTTGTCGCCACGCTCGTACATCTCGACGAACGCAGGCTTGATGCACTCATGAACGAACCGATCCATGTCCGAGGCATGCACCCCGAAGCTGTCGTGGATCATGGCGAAGCTCAGGCCCATCCCCTCAGCACGACGCACGGACATCCGCATGTGTGCTGCATCCAAGCTGTGGATGTAGTTGGGGCTGAGGCTCTGTGCCATGCGACGGGAGTCGAGGACATTGGTCGGGTGGGTCAGCCGCGACTGGATGCGACGACCCCCATCGAGGAAGGTGGAGACCTTGGTGGTCTTCTCCTCGTACTTGGCCTGTTGAACCACGAACCCATCCGGGGTTGTCCATTGGATGGGCGTATCGTTGTCCTTGCAGGCCAGCCTCGCGGTGGCGTTGATCCACTCCATCGCCTCCCGAGCAGCGATGACTGTACTGCCGATAGCAGCCCAGACATGCTTGGCGACAAGGGGAGCGATCTTGCTGCGGATCTCGGTGAGTTCCACGGGCAGGGCCTCACCAGCCTCTGCTCTCTCCCGGTAGTGATCGTTAACGTACTCCATGCAGGCCATGAAGGTGCCAGCGTAGGGGACGATCATCACCGGCCTCTTACACAGGGATCGGCTAATACCCATCGACAGCGCGAGCTTTGCGATATCGCAAGTATTGGCCTCGTGTTCGAGACTCCGGGTCGCTTTCCGTGCCACCTCCGCGTAGATGTCCTGACGTTCGTCGAGGCCCATCAGGTTCACATGGCGACCACCCTCAGCGTCCCTGAGCAGCGCAGAGAAGTGCTGCAGGCCAGAGCAGGTGGCATCGAAGTGAACCGGCATGTGGCTCATGAAGCCCCATCCCTGCTCGCAGAACTCGGCCCACTCCATGGCACCACGCAGGGCCATGAAGGGTTCGTCAGCGTCGATCCACCGGTAATCCTGAAGAGGGTTCTGGGCGACCTCGATGAGCATCTCCTCGTTCTCCTCGACCCAATCGACACGCTCCTGCAGGGGCAGCTTGTCCTTGCCCCATGCGTTGGCGATGGCGATGGCGAGGTAGGCTGCATGCGTCTCGTTCTCGATGGGCTTGCCTTCAGCGAACTCGAGCAGACCCTTGACGTAGTCGGGGCCTTGAGGGTTCAGGAAGGGGACCTTGGGGTACACCCGGCCCCGGCTATCCAAGTCCATCGGGAAGTAGATCGCCGGGTACTTGGAGAACTTACGGGCCATGCCGATGGTCCTAAGCACCGAGATCCGCTTCGAGACATCCCTGCGGTTCTGCTCGTGAACCAGATAGCAGGTCCTGCGGTAGTCCTTGAACAGCTCCTCATCCTCTTCCATGCCCGGAGGGTTCTTGGGGATCGGGATGGGGTCTGCCGTGGGTAGGCCTTGAACGCGGATGTTCATCGAGAAGACAGCATCGAGGACCTCGACCATGGAGGGCTTGATCCGCCACGCTGTGTTCTGGATGGCGTTGATGGGTTCGATCACTTTGGACAGGTCACGGTTCTCCAGCTCCCGCAGGTAGGCGGTCTTGGCCCCCTTGATGAAGCGGTAGGGGCGGATGAAGTCGGAGTAGTATCCACCCCCGATCAGGGCACCGTTCGACCATGGCCGAGGTGGTACCACAGTGGGGTAGTAGACCGTGAACAGATCGGCTGAATTCTCCATGTTCTGCCCGATGACTGTAACCATGTCCCCGGTGAAGCTCACGCAGTTGATCGACCGCTTGCCCTCGTAATGCTCGAAGTACTCGATGGTACCCGTGGTGATCTTGAAGATGTCCAGAAGCTGAAGACCAAGCTTCAGGCGTTGGGTCTGATCCCACCCCTCTGCTTCCCACTCGAGCTGCTGGGTGTGGAACTGTTTTATCATCAGCTCACGACGACGACGGCGGGGAAGGTCCTTCTTCTGAAAGTCCTGCACGATCTTCCTGAGCAGCGGCTTTCGCTGATCCTCGAAGTACCTCATGCGCAGCTCATCGTGGATCGCTCCTGCTGCTGCGAGAGCGACACGGGTGAGGCGGGCAATCTTCTTCTTGTCCCGGTACTGCAGGGTAAGCGTGGTGTTGATGAGGGATTTGACGAAGATGTACGCCATCGTGCGTGTGTCCCCGAAGTCCTTCACCATGTGATAGGCTCGGGCCTTGCGACCAGCGGCCCCTGTCTCGACCTTGGCGATCCACTCTTCGATACCCTCGAGGAAGGGGTGGTAGAGGTGATCGAAGATGGAGCGACCGACGTGGGTGTCTGCAAGGTCCCCACGTTGTTCAGCTTTCTCGTGATTGCGGAAGTAGCGGGACCTCGTGTCAGCTCGCATCTCATCCTCGAGGCGAAGCTGTTCGTCCATCTCAGGGTACACCATAGGGAAAACCTTTCGGAGGAAAACTCATGGGGGAGTAGGAATTGATGCTCACCAATCTGAAGTGACCAGATGGTTGGCATCCCTTGCGATTTCGCAAGCGTCATCCCGCCCTTGAATCAAAGGCGAAATGGTCAGGATTTACAGGGGGTTTGGGAGACTCTTACCACACCGTAAGCTTAAAACGGCGTGTTGTTCTCCATTTGACAGTAGTACGGGAGGCTGATTCCAAGCTTCGTTGAGAAGTCTTTTTGTGTGTAGTTGCAACGGGTTCTGATCTCCCGAAGCTTGGCACCGGCGTATAGCTTCCGTGTCACAGGGACACACATGGGACACACAGGGACACACGCTGTGTCATTGCAGTGACCCCACCTTGCCACGCAAGGTCCATCCCGCGTTGAACGCTCGGCGCAGTGCCTCGATGGAAATCTCCCGCGCCATGGGTTCAGTCGGCAGGGGGATGTCTGCGACCTCGAGCCATGCGTCGAACTCAGCGTCTCGTACAGCGTCTGTCATGGTGTCACCTTTCGGGCATGATGAGGTAGGCGAGGTACACCAGCGCCGTGAGGATCACGGCACCGGCGAGGAAGAGGTGAAGGAACGATGGCCCCCAGATAGCGAGGGTGATCGCCGCGATGATGATCGTCCACAGGAAATCCATCAGAGCATTTTCTCCAAGCTGAAGATATCGGTCGGGGTGAGCTTTGCGTACTTGAGGGTGGTGGCGATGCTTGTGTGTCCCATCCATTGCATGACCCGGCGAAGGTCTGCCCCACGCTGCACGAGGCGCGATGCGCAGGTGTGGCGGCAGGTGTACAGGACGACATCCTCAAGACCAAGGTGATCGGCCACCTTGCGAAACATCTTCGAGGCATCATCGGAGCGCATGTTGCCAAAGGGCCTGCGGTCCCCCACCTGCTTCGATGCGAGGAAACTGTTACGCGCTCGGTCGGTCAAGGGCAGCACCCGGTACTTGCCGGTCTTGGTGCGCATGATCGAGATGACAGCCTTGGCCTTGCCAGTCTCGGGATCGTTCACGTCAGGGGCTGTACCCCCGGCAGACACAGAGACCTCGGACCACTTGATGGGGGCACCCTTGGTTTCCCCAGAGATCACCTCAGAGGGGCGACACCCGGTGTCGATCAGCACCTCGGTCAGGCGGCGCAGCTCATCGAGGCCCCAGTGGGTCATGAGGTCGAGCATCTGGGTTTCCTCCTCGACGGTAAGGAAACGCATGCGGCTGTTGTCACCCTTGGCCTGCCACGGGAACTCCAGCTCACCTTCTACCATGTCGAGCCTCTTAGCATGTCGCAAGAGTACCTTGAGGTGCGACAGGCGGGTGTTGATGGTGCCCGGAGCGTTGCCCGCCCGGATCATCTTGGAGACCATCTCCATCAGACGTTTCTCGGTGATCTGGTGGATCAGGGTGTCACCCCCTAGGAACCTCTCACAGGCCCGCTGGTTGGCCTCTACGTTGCGGGGGAGCTTACCCCTCCAGATCACATCCCGCTGCTCAGTGAAGAACACAGCGAGTGTCATGGCCTGCTGACCGATGACTGTAGGTTGCGGGATGGGAAGGCCTGCCTTGTGGCAAGCACGGGCCTCACGTTCCCATGCCTCGGCCATAGCTTCGGTGGGGAAAGAGTACCGATAGTATTTCGAGGGGGTCTTCAGTGCCCCCTGCCAGCTATTACCCCGAAGTCTTGCCACGGATAGCCTCCTTCAGTTTCTCTGCGAGCATCAGGCCTCGACGGTTGAGGGTGATCATCTTGTAGCGACGATCCTCGGGGTCGGGCATACTTTCGAGCATATCGAGACCGGGATGCTTGGGCCTCTTCCACTTGAGCCAGTGAGATGTTGCCCTGCTCGCGGTTGCGCCTGACATCTCAAGGCGCTGTTCCATTGCGTACTGGTTCCCACTCTGCTCATCCATCTCGATGTAGTAGAGAAAGGCGAGCATCGACGGCAGGGTGATGTCGGGGTCCACCTCCTTGAATGTCTCGAGGAGGCGGATGGCAGTTCTGATCTCAGGTGAAGAGGGCATGGCCCCGATCCTTTCTAGATTCGCCTACGGTAAGCAATCGTGATGACCTTGCGTAACACACAGAGATGCATCATTGCAAGCGATTGCATGAAATGGGGCTGTTCATCGCGTAGCTCATAGAGCCGCTGATCGATGATGTCGAGGATTGCTCGAAGGTCTTGGAGGGTTTGCTGCTCAATCTCTTCGCGGACTTCTGACGTGGTTCGGTTCACGCTCTATGCTCCTATTGGTTTCCTCTTTCGAGGTAGGTGTTAACTAAGGGTGGAATCCTTGTCCATACGGTAAAATATCAGGCGGACGGGTTACGTAAAGACGCATGGGCGGCCGCCCTGCGCCTTTCTTGTGGTTAACTGTTACTCAGAAGTCGGGTTCACTATCCTTGAACCGGAAGTCACCCTTGTAATCCGGCGAGGTGTAGTCGGGTGGCCCCTCGCAGAGACCGAGGGTATCCATGAAGTCTGCAAGGGTTGCGGGTTGGGATGCGTCGAGGTCTTCGAGGTGGTCAAGCATTTGGTTTTCCTTTCAGAAGCTCAAGGTGATGACTGTAATCAGCCACAAGGTGACCCCGAAGATCATCATGGGGATCACCTCGCGCATGGTGGCGCGGTAGAGACGTTCGCGCTCGCGCTTGATGCGGCGCTGTTGGACGCGGTAGCGGTAATGGTTCCCGGTGTTCATGCGTAGGTCTCCTTCGGTGTACGCGAGGTGTTGACGAACCAGCCGGTGGCGTCCTGCGTGACGGTTGCGGCAAGGTCGTGGTTGTGGGGACGCTGGGCCACCATGAAGGTCTCGAGGTGCATCTTGGCGGCAAGCTCGGAGCGGAAGGGGCCGACGGTGTCGGTGATGGTGCGGGTGGTCATGTGTTCATCCAGACGACGAAGGCGGTGGCGGTGGTGATCGCGGCTGCGAGGATCGCAAGGTCAATCCAAGGCATGCTCAGGTTCCCTTGATGTTGTGGGTGAAGAGGATCGCCGAGCCGTCATGGCAGGGCAGGACGAAGGCCCAAGACCGGGCAGGCGTAGGACCAAAGCGGCGCACGACTGCGGCAAGGGCACGGGCGAGGTGGAGGCGGTAGACACGTTCCTCGCGCATCACGAGGCCCAGACGATGTTGATCGAGCCGTCGGGCTGGCGGTGACATTCAGCGTGGAGACCCCCAAGGGTATCCCGCACGGTGGTCACAGGGCCGAGGTAGGTGGCGAGCTTGCGGGCGCTGTGGATAGCATCCTGCAGGCTGTTGAAGCGACCCATGTGGGCGGCGGTGGTGCGGTCGAAGCCACGATAGACGTGATAGGTGCGGCGCATGATGACTGTATCCTTGAGGTGTGGGCAGGGGCACCGTGTGGCGACCCCTGCGATATGGATGAACTTACGTTCTGGTAAGTGTTAGCGGATGACGAACCCCGAGGTGTCGTGCCGGGCATCGCCCTTGGCCTTGAGGGCCACGATGCAACCCTTGGGATCGGCGGGGCGGTAGTCGTGGGCGTCACCATCGACGACCCGAACGAACCACTTCCAGCCCTCCTCCTGCACGGCGGCCTTGTAACGCTCGGCAGACATGACCACCGCAACATTGCCCCCAGCGTTCAGGACCTTGGACACGTCGTCGTCGTTGCCCTCGGTGCGGCTGAAGGTCAGGTGGTAGTTAGAAGGCATGCGACCCTCGGCCCATGCAACGGCCCGCTTGGTGACCTTGGTGTAGTCATAGAAGGACACCCGACCGTCGAACCATGCCATGAGGTTGAACACATAGCCGTCGATAGTGACCTTGCGGATCTCCCAAGGCAGATCCGAGGTGGCGTTAAGGCGCACCCCGCATTCCATCCCAAGCTTGGCACACTTGCGAACATGCGCCTCGATCTCGAAGACCAGCAGGGCGAGGAAGGCATCGCGTTCCTTGAAGTATGCCACCGTCTTGGCTTTGCGGCTGATATCCTTCTGCGCCATGTAAGCAGGGTTGCCAGCGGTGTGGAGACACGCGGCGGCACAACCAGCAGACGCTTGAGGGCAGACCTGAAAGCCCGACAGATCGAAGGGGGCGAGGTGCAAGGGTGCGGTGAGGACATCCACAACCTTGCCGTTCTTGGCGACCTTGGGATTGCTCGAAGGATCGGCCAGAAGGGTGTTGATCTTGTGACCTGCAGCGCGGAGGTGGCGGCGAGCAGCAGCAGCGGAGGTGAAACCGTTGACGTTCATGGTGTGAGCCTTTCGATATAGTAAGCGTTGAACCATAGAGACGCACCATGGTGGTGGTGCATCCGTAAGGTGCAACCGGGCGACCCTCGCTAGTTGTGACGTGTGGTGTCACTTGAGTGTCGCCCTAGTGCTTGGCCATCATCGCATTGCTGCTAGGCGTTGGGCGGTGCCGACTATGTCAAAGAGCGTCTCGGCTTGGCGTCGTGTGTGCCTCGCTTCGATGGGTTATTTCTGCCCTAACGCTTCCCATGTTGCAAGCATTAATTTTGATCGGGCTGCACTTTTCTTTCAAAGCTCTGTTTTAATGAGAAAAAAAAATAGGATCACAGCTCACCATATCGCATGGCTTGCGGTGATCCTCGGGTGATCCTCGGGTGATCCTCGGGTGATCCGTGGGTGATCCTGCCCCCCGTGATCGTCGGGTGATCCTCGGGTGATCGGTGAGTGTGCCGTGGGTGATCCTCGGGTGATCCTCGGGTGATCGGTGAGTGTGCCTCGAGGTGGTATAGATCCTACGCGCCCGTGTCGCGCGGGTATGGTGTGCCTCGGGTGTGGTTGTAAGGATGGAGAAAACAGATAGGACCGGATCGGACCTAACGCCTCACGTTCACCCCGTGATCACCTGCAGAACACCCCGTGTGTGGTTCCTTACTATCCGCAATGCCCTTGTTTCATTGGCGATTGTGGCATGCGGTGACACATAGGGTGTGTCCCTCGGGATTTTCACGGTGTACGCAGGGGGCATGGGGGGTACCGAGGGAAGGCACACGTATATATACCTGCTCAGACCGCTACCCCAAAATCCGCCCTTGTGTATCACTCGATGTAGGACCCCAAGATATCGTCTCCTGCGAAGGACCTCTTGAAACGCTCCCAGCGCGGCTGAGTGCTGTTCAGGATTCCCCAGCAGATACGCTCGGCCCGATCATGGTTGCACCTCGAGACTATCGACTGGACCCTTGGGACTAGGTCAGAGGTGAGCTTGTGGTGCCACGACCGGTTGATCGTCGGGTGATACTCAGGGTTCTTCTCCCGCCATTGACGTTGGTAGTCCGGGTTCTTCGTGCGCCACTGAACCTGATACTCCTTGCGCCCCTCGAGGATGACCTCACGGTTATTCTCGTAGTGACGCTTAGAGTGCTTCCGTCTTTGTTCTCGACGATGCTCCAAAGCGCAGGAACCTTCACAGGTCTTGGCATTGGTGTGGCGATGAGAGATGTCATCCCCGCAGATGATGCAAGGTTTCATGAGAAATTCCTGATTGGTGACAGCTTCCGACACCCGGAGATCAACCCGAGTGGCCTAGGGTTATCTCTAGGTCTTATACATTGGTGGTGAACGGTGATGATCACCACCTGACGTATCACTCCAAGTACACCTCAAGGATCTACCCTGAGATAATCGTTTAGTACCTGAGTATCACTACCTTGGGGATGTACTCGAAGTGTACCCCAAGTACACCTACAGTATACTCTAGGTATAACTATAGGTGTTTTCTTTGGGTCATTTCTTTTCATGGGGGAGACGAAATTCAACCCCCTGACATATAAGAGGAAATCCAAGAGCTACCCGACGATCCACCTGAGCGTCTCCCAGAGGGGTCTACAGCGTTCTCCATGAACCTCTGGAGTTCCACCTCGAGTGCATCTTGCCTGATCTGTTCGATCCCCATCTCTTCGTCTCTGGCCATCTGTTCTGTCCAGTAGGCGACAGCGATTGCCAGAGCATCGAGGCGGTCATCGTGTCTGAGACATCCTTTGTCGTAGGTCACCCTCGTCATCTGGTAGATCAGCATCTTGGCCTGACGGACAGCCTGTTCGTACTTCTGGGCTGTCCTGAAGTCACTCTCGATGACCTCGGGGGATATCACCAGTTTGTGGGAGTTCATCACTGGCTCGAGGGTGTCGATGATACGCCTCTCCTTCTGCTGGCTGTGACGGACCTCCTCGACGGTACACTTATGCACCTTGTGGAGGATGGGCTTGAACAGCTCACCGAACATACCATCACCGAAGTTGCTCTCGTAGATCACCTCGTTGACCTTGTGGGTCTTGGCGATCACCGCGAGTTCCATGAGGGTCTCTCGGTCGTACCCTCCGGTCAGACCACCGGCTGCTGGGACGTACAGGTAGCCATTGATCATCTTGACCACCGCATACCCTGTCTCGTCCTTACCTCGACCAGAGGGGTCGATGGCGAGGATAGCCCCGGTGTACTCTGAGGTGATGTCTCCAACCGCCATGGGTGGGTACATGTGGTCCCCTCGCATGGCCACGTTGGGCAGGTCCTTATACGCTCGATCCTCGAGGGGACCCCAAGTGATCTTGAGGGGTGCAGTCTCGGGGTCGATGTTCATGATGACGAGGTCACGGACCTTCAGAGGGAACCTCTCCATGTCACTCAGGGCGGTGGAGAGCATGAACTGCATGGCAAACCCGGCTTTACCGTAGGATGCCTCGCGTTCGATCAGGTCCGTGTCGTTGAAACGTAGGGGATCTGTAGGTTGACCCTCAGTTAGCTTGAGGTCCACCACATAGGGGGCCAAGGATTGCCCATACAGCTCCAAGAGTTTCTCTCCGGGCATCCTTGCGGGCCACACACGGACCTCATAGCCACGGTCAGGGAGCTTGGTGTAGAGGCTGTCCTCGGTCTGAGGGGTACCAAGGAAGACGATGCGAGAGGTCTTGAGGGGCTTCAAGACAGCGTCGAACTCCTTGACCTGCTCAGAGAGCTTATCTCGAGCAGATTGGGTAAATGCGTTGTTCAAGACCTCGATGTCGTCGGCCACGATGAGGTCAGCACGGCTACCCGTGATCTGCCCTGTGATACCCACGGACTTCACAGAGGGAGATTTGTCGGCTCGAGCAGGCCCAACGTCGAAGGTGAGCTTCGATTGACGCTGCTCAGGGCTGGGAATGAGGTACTCGAGGCCCTCCATGTCCCATATCAGGCGCTGGACGAAGGTGGAGAAGTCATCTGCGAGACTTTTCGAGGCCGAGACGACCATGATCTTGTAGTCGGGGTCCCTCAGAAGACACCAGACCACGAAGGCCACCGTGATGTGGGACTTACCAACACCCCTGAAGGCCTGAATGATCGAGCGTTTGGGGCCATACTGGAGGTACTCTGCAATGTTGTACTGCAGAGGGGTGGGCTGAGGTAGCCCGAGGTGCTTGTGGACGTACCACAGGAACGTCTTGAAGCTACCCCGGAGCTTCTGATGGAACTCTGTGTCGGGTACCCCTTTGTTGCCGAGGCGGATGTCTGGGATATAGGATGCGTTCATGGAGCCTCCTGAGACTCACGGAGACGCTCACTGAGCGCCATCTCTTACGATTTGGTATGGAGGGTGCCGAGAGGCCCCTAGAGGCCCCTACAGGCCTCTCTGAGCCGCTCTGCGAAGAGGTCCAGCTCTAGGGCATTCTCAGGGGACAGCCCGGATGCCTCGAGTTGGGGCGCTGGGATGGAACAGATGGCCTCAGCGGAGCCACCCATTACGACGCAGCCGTTCAAAAGCAGCGTCAGCGTCAGGGCTGCGATCAACCTCATCGATTCTCTCCCTCGTGTTGCGGTAATCCTCGAGGCCCTCGATCTTGAGGGCATCCTTGGCGTTCTTGCGGCCAACCATGTAGGAAGACGCGAGGAGGCTCAGGGCCAGCGCGAGGCCAGCCAAGAGCTTTCCTAGACGTGCGGTGATCCAAGCAATCATTGGTCACCTCTCATGGAGACAGTGGTGGTGGTTACCACCCGGAGGATGATCATGATGATCCCGAGGACACCGAAAGCTTCCGGCCCGAAGTAGTCCAAGAGGACCTGCTGTTCGTCGGGGCCGAGAAGCATCCAAGTGTCCGCGAGGATCGACGCGATGGACACGATGATCGTCGCCAGACCCACCCAGACCGTCTTCGAGCGATGTAGGGGTTTACGCTCGGGGGTCATTGGGTTGTCCCTGAGAGGAACTTGGCTCGTTCGTACATACGGCGATTGGTCAGCCCCCGGAGAACCTTACCCTTCTGCTTGTTCCACCGAGGGAACTCATCAGCAGCCCCTACGTAATCGTAAGCATTCAGCTTGCGCAGCAGGGTCGAACGGCGGAACGCAGAACCGCCCACGTTGAACACGAAGGACACCAGAGCATCGTACTGTTCCTGCGACAGGGGCACATCGACGTAGCCGTTGACAGCCTCTCGAGACCACTCGAGGTCACTCCTGAGTAGACGTTCCGCCTTTGCCTCGTTGATCACCATGCCCATGCGAGCCGTCTTGGTGTGCCCGTAGCCGATGGTAGGGACATCGTTGGGCGTCGGCATGTATGCCTCGAGGCGGAGACCTTCCCATTTCTTGATCGAGTCGATGTCCTTGACCACGGTGGGTTGGTCCTTGTCGTTCAGGAGGGCGTCGGGTTCTTCAGGGACGACACCTTTGGTAGGCGTAGGGAAGCACATGGTGTTTCCTCCTATGTTTCTGGTACTTCTAGGTTAAAGAATTTTAGAAACTCGACCACGTCTTCCCTCTCTTTGGCTGCTTGGAAAAGCTGTGTGTGTTCGATGCCATTGGCGACGAATTCACGGAAGTCGATGCCGTATGTTTCGCAAAAGAACCGGACGCATGGGACCGCGTGTTTTTCGATGCCGTGGGCGCGAAGATGATCAGTTGTTATCCGCATACCAGTCCCTCACCATTTGCCGGGCAGCAAGCCATTCCTCGCGGGTGGCCTCTCCCGCTTGGTATTTCATGAAGATCGGGTCGGCGTAGTCGCGCATGTCGTTCTCGATCGCTTGGCGGATGCGGGCCGCGCGGGCGTTCTCCCGAAACGTGATTTCCTCTGGCGTTAGCGTCCGAATGGGCCTCCGCTTCACCCAGCCGCGGGTCGGGTGGCGGACGATTTCGGCAGGGCCGAGTTCCTGCGTCGCGCGGTCGAAGTCCGGGTCCGGGTCCACCGTCAGCGGGAACGTATCGTATTCCGCCAACCGGGTCCGACGCAGAGCCTCGTCGTCCATCGCAATGAAGTCTGGAGGCGAGGTTTTTCCGTCGCGGGTCAAGCGGCGGGACAGTTCGCGGAGTGTTATCTCCTGTGGTTCATTTTCTAAAGGTGCGTATACATAGCTCATATAGGTTTTTCCTTATGGCGCGAAAGTAGCGGCAATGGCGCAGAAGTCCTTGTCCCCGCCGGTTGTTGTAGCGGAAAAAGACACGTTCGACCCGTCGCCAACGACATATGCAACCGACATGCTGGCGTCACCATACACGCGGCTGGCAAGCGGAGTTGCACCTGACCAAGTGATATCTCCGGGGCCGGTTTGCACCGCGATGGCGAGAACGATGCTATCCGCGATGCCCGTAAAGTTGAAAGGGGCTGTCTGGGCCCTTGAATCGAACGCACTCTGATATTCGCTGCCCTGCGGGACATTCTTGACGCCGGAGAGAATCACGTGAGTGGACGCAGCTTCTCGGGACACCACAAGTCTGGTGTCAGTCTGAACAATCGTGTTGATTTGCGAAACAGGGTTGTTGATAGGCCCGAATTTATAGCCAAACCCGGCACCGACTTTTCGTGAAAACCCCGACTTTTGTACGCTCAAGGTGAAGGAGTTTCCGCCCACGCTTCCGGTAGTAGGCTCTCTGCTGGTTCCCGAACCGGAATGAATTGCCATGAGGCCGACGACTACCTCATTGGGGGCGGCGTCGAGCGTGCCATTGAAGGTGTAGCTTGTTCGGTCTGCCGTGTCGGTAAAGGTCTCAGACGCGACGATGCCAACCGGAACAAAACCGTTCGTTGCGGTTATCAGTTTCTGTCCAAGCATCAGCCCCCATCCCCTGCTCGCCAACCGTAAACCGTCCCTGAGATCTTGGTAAGGACAACCGTAGTATAACCAGTGGTCTTTAGGGTTGGTGCATTACCGTCGTCGGTCATCCAAGTTATCGAGAACCAAGTAACTGTGTTTGCGGCTCCATTGTCGATTAGCATTGATACGGTTTCTCCATCGTTCAGACTTTGTGTGAACGTCACGTTTCCTGAGAGAGTAATCGTTTGGATAGACCCATTTACTGGGGTGATATTGCGAGTGCCACTCACTGATCCGAAGGAGTAGATGTTTTCCCTAACCACCCCACCTAACAGGGGGTTGTTAATAGTCGGCGTAGTGAGTGTCTTGTTGGTGAGCGTCTCGGTACCTGTCAGACTTGCCTTAGCAGCGAGAGCAGAAACGAGTCCCGTGATATCCGATTGAGCGTGACCATGAGATGCATCGGCGTAATTCGCATCGCTCTCAGTCTTCGTGTAGTAGCTCGAGGGATCGAACGAAGCAGCATTAGCAGCACTCTGAGCTGCATCCGCCGCAGACGCCGCAGCGTTCGTCTCCGAGGTTGATGCAGCGGAAGCCGAAGCAGCCGCATTGGTTTCGCTGGTGGATGCCGCCGAGGCACTCGCCGCCGCAGCACTCGCGGAGGTCGATGCGTTGGACGCCGAGGTGGACGCCGCAGAGGCGCTGGAAGACGCCGCAGAGGCCGAGGACGCTGCGTTGGTCTCCGAGGTGCCTGCAGCAGAAGCCGAGCTTGCAGAGGCGCTCTCAGAGGCTGCAGCAGCCGTTTCCGACGCCGAGGCCGCAGATGCCGACGCAGCAGCAGCCGTAGCAGACGCACCAGCAGCAGTTTCAGACGCGGAAGCAGCACTCGCAGAAGCACTTGCAGCCGTCTCCGAGGCCGACGCAGCCGCAGCACTGGCGGCAGCAGCCGTTTCGGAAGCCCCTGCGTTGGTCTCAGAGGTTGCCGCAGCAGTTTCACTCGCAGCAGCGGCGATGGCAGATGCATTTGCAGCATTCTGAGACGCCAGAGCAGCAGCAGCACTTGCAGCAGCAGCTACAGCCTCAGCCGTAGCAGAGGTTTCAGCAGCCTCAGCAGCGACTTGAGCGGTCTCAGCAGCAGTCTTGGCTGTTTCAGCAGCCGTTTGAGCCGTTACCGCACCTGCCTGAGCAGTTTCAGCGGCTGTTTTTGCGCTCTGTGCGAGAGATTCTGAAGCGGCAGCAGCCGTCGCAGACGCCTCAGCCGCGTTCGCAAAGCTTTGTGCGACACCTGCAATGTCACCCTTGTTCCAGACTGAGCCAGTCCAGTAGTACGGCGTGTTATCGTTGGTGTTGAAGTAGATCGCACCAACCCGAAGCGCACCACCTGCGTTATCGACGGTCGGAGCAACCGACTTCGACCCCAAGTACAGCGTCGTGAACGCATCGTTCGCATCCGTAGCTTCCTGAAGAGCGAACGTGAGGTACTGAGAGTTCTTGTTGAGGTTCTCCGAGGACAACGATGCGCCGCCCCCGAAGATAACTGCAGGATTGTCGATGGGGGTTTCCCGAAGGACATTGACTTCCAATCCCGCAGGAACAGGGAGGCTGTCAACAACCGTCCGTACACGGATGGTATTGGAGTTGATCCATTCAAAGGTGTAGTTGGAACCCACCTCTGTGGTGCGAACTTTGTCAACCAGAACAGCAATGTGAGACTGATCGAGGTAG